AAATTATCGGGTTATATGTTGTCCCGGCCTGTCTGGCGTTCATATTCGCCATTAGCAAGCGGGCCATTCATAGTACCTAGCCATTTCTCTGATCCGCCTGTCGATAATGCGTACTTACGGATAAGACCTGCTGATGTTGCAGCAGTAATAGCGGCCTTAATTGTACTTTCCGACCCTGCGCTTTTAAGAAATATAACACACGGCTCACCTGAGTTTGATTCATGTACGGCATGATAAAGACCATCGTTTGCCCCGCCGTGACTAACGGCACGACCTTCGTTTTCACGCATACGCACGAATTCAGTAATATGCTCTAGGCGCTGACGTACTGTTGTGGACATTGCCAGCGAGCGAATATCTGCTGATCTGTCTTCGAGCAAGCCTGTGTTCGGGTTACGAATAAAGTGTCTGATGTCTCGATTAGCTGGCCCGTTTGATTTCACGACTGCGCCATCAAACACGCCATTGCGTGTGTATTCTATGCCCAAATCTCTGCATCTTTGCCGTCCCGTGCTTTCGTCTACTGACCAAACCGAGAATGCGCAGCGCACGCCATCAACGATAGCTGATGTACCACGAATAAGATTACGCGCTTGCTCTGGCGTTTTAATTGGCTCGTTGTCTTTGATCTTCGCCATGTGGTGATTGACCATAACTGTTGCGCCTGTTTCGGTAGCCATCTGCGCGAGAAGCCCCATGAATGCAGCACCCGCCGCTGGATCGGCGTTCACATCTGCGTGAACAAACGATGCCATAGGGTCAATGATTATGAGCTTGAGGTTAGATAGCTCAAGCATTTGCTCATAGATGCGCTCAAAATCTGCGCCCATGAGGTAACTGTTGTCGAACTTCTGCATGATTGGAAACACGCCGCCGAGGTTGGGTAGAGGTAGAATGCGCAGCTTATGATCGTAATGTTCACGATACTTCTGCGGATCAAGGCGAGAGATCCGTCTGTGCATCTCACCTTTATCATCTTCTGCTGTAATTAAGATTACATCGCCATGCTCTGCTACGAGGCCACCGAACGAGCTTTGCATAGATGCGCCCGATGCGACCTTCATTGCCAGATCAAGTGTCATCATGCCTTTACCACTATCCCCTGCTGCTGCGAACACTGTAGGCACGCCGAGCGGTATTGTGTCTCCTATAAGAAACTTTTGTTCTGGTGGGGAACCAACGAAATACTTGTCGATTAACAGGCTCTCGTCTAACAGAGATATTGGCTTCTTGATTTTGCTTTCTTGCGACTTGATGAACTTTTCAATGTCAAAGCCCTCATCAATTGCGTCTGCTGCGTCCCACTTTTCTTCTTTTGTGGCAGGGATCTGCAAAATCAGTGTACTTTTTGCCCCGGCTCCTTTAGCTTGCGCTTCGACAATGCGAGCGAGCTTCTTGCCAGCTTCGTCATTATCAGGCCATAGGACTAATTCTTTGTTGCGAAGTTGCGTGAAGTCGAACTTATGTGCCGTGTTCTCTGACAGCATACCCGCACCGCCGATGGTACAGGTTGCAGCGTAACCTAGCTCAGTTAAAGCGTTCGCGCATTTTTCTCCCTCGACCCAGATAACTTTGTTCGCACCGGATATGTTCGGGATATTATACAAAGGTCTGGGTTCCGGCACGCCTTGACGACCATTCATGAACTGCCGGAACTGCTTCTTTGGCTTCCCGGCGCTATCCCGAACAATTTCTCCGGTTACGTCCCGGTCAAAGTACTTTCGAACTGTAACGAGGACTACGCCATCCTCATCTGTATAAGGATATTCCTCTTCAAACGGTGTGCTAGGACTGATTGTTTGCTTTTGTTCGGGTTGCTGCGGAACTTGTGGCGCTACTGGTGACGACATAACCGAGAAGTTGATTGGATTGTTCGGCTTAACGATGTTCTCAGGTGGAGCAACGTACTCTCTTGGCAAATAATCTTGAAAGTATTTAGCGGTTTCTGCGATTGACCAGCCACGACCTTCTTTAAATACCTTGCAGATGCCTCCAATTCCATCACCCGATTCGAAGTCTTTCCCGGTCATAAACCAAGGACTGCTTGTATCTATGTTAATTCTCAAGGACTTGCCTGCTTCACCGCGCAAAGACCCGATAAAGAATTCTTTACCTCTCTGCACTCCCGATGGATAAGTTTCCAACAATGCGTGTAACTGCACGCTACGCGGAACTTCCCTTGAAATTCTGTCTGCTACTTCCGTTGAAGTCTTGCCAAAAGCTGTAATGTTCATTATCTTGTCCCTGTCCACAGACTAACTACTAAATATGGGATGCCGCCGCCCAAGCGCGTCCCATATTTTACTCCTTCCAGCATGTTTCACGAAACTCGCAGAACTTGCATAAAAAGAAATCTTTATTTTGTGCAACACGAGGGAGAATGTCATTGGCTTTTGCAGCCGTCAAGATATTTACCGCTCGGTCACTCGCCTCTTGAGCTAGTTTTGCATTGTAAGGCACTAGCTCATAATAAATTTCTGAGGTGTTTTTATTTATAACCGTAAACAACGCAGGGTTTTCTTTCAAATCCATGTAGGTTTGATAGAGCGCCAATTGAGTTGCGTAGGTCTTGTTCGCCTTTTCAACACCGTGACGTACAAATGCTTTGAACTTGCTGTCATTAGCTGACTTACATTCCCACAGCGCGGGGTAGCCCATAGCTACAGGGCCATCGCATATTACGCCATCTATGTGCCCGCGTATCTCGCCATCAGCAATAGAGAAGCCAAACTGATTGTTGTCTTTATCTTCTGTACGCAAATCAAAACCAGCGTCTCTCAGCCACTTTGCAGCGAAATCCTCAATCTCATGCCCGAACTGAAAGATGCGCAGTGTACGGGCGCTGAAAGCCTTGTCAGCGTCTATAGGGTAGTTGAGGTATCTGTACTGCACCTTGCGCGAACACTCGTCACCGATGCTTGACGCACCTATGTACTTTCTGCGCTCCCGTTTCTCTTCCCCTGCAACAATCGCCTGATCTACCGCTTCTGTTATTTTGTCTGCAATCGGGTTTGTCTTAGAACGGGATTGAAGTAGAGGGCCAAGTGCCTGTTGACTTAAAGTAGGTGTCTTCGAGTGTTCCAATGTCGATCTCCGCTGCTAGACGTTTTGATTCTTGAATTCCAAATATTAAGGTGTGGACTTGCGCTTCAGTAAGATCGGAAAATCTTGTCCCCCACCCGAACACTCCTAATATGTTTGCCAATTCCTTCATAGGTTCTGGCGCTGTATCTGCCTCACTCAATGTATTGTCTCCTCTTTACTTGCGATCAAATCCAAAACGCTATTCATTTTGTCTTCGTCTACATTGTCATTTCTAAAGCTAAGGGTCATCACAAGCTGACCTTTAACCTTTATGCTAGCGGTTCCAAACATAATTAAGTCTGGATTGTTCTCAATATTTTCAGAGATCACTTTGTCAGAAACATCTTCTATTTCTTCCATATCATCGCTGTCTTTCACCCAGCACATAGCTTTAGACTCAGAGCTTTTTATGCCCTCATCGCCTTCTGATATCGTAAATAGGTGAAGCTCAAATCTAGGCATTAGGTTTTCTCTGTAGAAAGCTCGTTTCCACATGCCAAGTATCCACAACCGTCGATCCAATTGTCTGGGTTTTGTGGGTTAGATTTTATACGAGCGATTTTAAGCATAGTCATCATAGCTCCTACATCATGTGGTTTAACCAAGGTGTCTAAGTAAATTGACCAGAGATTTGCTATGGTTGTCAAATTTGATTCCATATCACCGTGCGTTGCAGCACGATCCTTAGTCACATATTCCTTAGCTGTATCTAATGTTTCACATCTTTGCATAATCTTTTCCCGTAAGTTTTTTCCAATTATCTGCAATCAGTCTATCAATTGCATCTCTGTTAAAATAGTACCCTAAACAGCACGCGGCTTTGTATTTTGTCCAAGAGAAGTCCATTTCGCTAACCTGAACTTCGTACTTGCGCAGCAATTCTTTTTGTTTTGGAGTCGCCGCTTGATTTAGCCATCTCTTAGATTTGTTCGCTGCGTTTCCGTCTTCGACCTCTCTCAAGAAATCGTCAGCCGCAGCCATCGCTTGCACCTTCTCGCCGATTGAAACAACCCTTGGACGCCCATTTTGGGCCTTTACGATAGCGATCCAGTATTTTCCAATGTGACCTACCATAGCAAATCCCTGAAAGCCTGTAGCCATCATTGCATTGCCGAGACCATATGGATCAATCCACATAAATGGAGATAGCTGCATCAGATCATATTCTGTCATTACGAAGCCATCCAGAACGTCTTTTTCTTTCCTCGGGAATTCATATTCACAAATTGGGCAGATGCGCGTATTCGCAGAAACCTCGCTATTACACTCTGGGCATTCTTTTGTGGGCGATTCTCCACCTACGCCTTTCTCTGCGCCATCAAGGTTTGCCGTTTCGTCAAGTGCGCCATGCGTAATGATTGACGTTCCAAAGTCCAAAACGATGCAATCGGTTTTAATTGTGTCTGTATAAATCTCGGGATCAAGGATGCGAAGACCACGACCGATCATCTGAACCATTGTGCCCTTCTGAGAGCATGGGCGCGTGAGGATAACACATGACACAGGAGGGGCGTCAAAGCCCTCTGTAAGCACCATGACATTGACCAAAACTTGCAGA